CGTCCATGCCTTCGGTGGTCCCGCTGCCATTGCCGCTGACTCCCGTGCATTCATTGATGCCAACGGTATCTTCCAGGATGCCGGTGCCATGGATGAGTACATCCCTGCCAACTTCACTGGATACTGGCATGGTCCTTCCAACCCCTACAACGAGGTCAACCTTGGTGGTATTGCCGTCCCTACCCCCGTCGGTGCCCCCACCGACTACGTTGCCCAAGTCGGTTCCCACCTTGATAACTCCGGTGTGTCTGATGCCGGCACCTTCGTGCTCACTGAGACATCTTTGGACATGCACTGCTGGGGCCAGAACCCCGTTGTCACCGCTAAGCTCCAACTTAACGGCCAGGACCGCTTCTCTGAGCGTGAAGGATCTTACTTCTCCTGGGTCCAACCTTACCAGGCGCACACCCGTAACCCTGATGAAGGTATTAACGTGTACTCCTTTGCTCTTCGCCCTGAGGAACACCAACCCTCTGGCACGTGCAACTTCTCCCGCATTGATAACGCCACCCTTCAGCTTGTGCTCTCCAACGCCACCGTTGAGGGTACCAAGACTGCCAAGGTGCGTGTCTATGCCACCAACTACAACGTCCTCCGTATCATGAGCGGCATGGGTGGTTTAGCGTATTCCAATTAAGTAAACTGTTACGATTTATCGTGTCAGAATATTGTTTGTATTTTAATAATTAAATTAACGCTTATTAATTATTAAAGCAAAAACCAATATAAAAATATATCGGTAAATAATATATAGAATGAGCATAGATATTGTAAATCTCATTGAAAGCAATCCAATTACCAAATTAAATGGCAATTATCAGTCAAAATTAGTGGAGAAGGTGCAAAATAAATTTAATAATTATGAACAACAAATGTTTTTAGCAAGTTTTTATTGTTATTTGAAGCACGACAATAAGAATGATTTTGTAATTGACCTTGATAACGTGTGGAATTGGTTAGGGTTTAATCAAAAATATAATGCAAAATGTGCACTGGAAAAAAATTTTACTATTAATAAAGATTATAAAATCATTGCTCCTGAACCTTCAGGAGCAAAGAATAAAACCAAAGGCGGTCACAACAAGGAAATAATTATGTTGAATATTGAAACCTTCAAAAAATTTTGTTTGAAAGCGGGAACAAAAAAGGCAGATGAAATTCACGATTATTATATTAAATTAGAAAATGTTTTGCAAGAAATTTTAATAGAAGAAGGCAATGAACTAAAGCTTCAATTAGAAGACGCAAAAAATGAAATCATTCAAATTGAAGAAACGCATAAAACCGAATTAGATACAAAAGTTCAAAGGGAACGTGAGCAAATTTTACTTAGAGAATTTAAAACCATTTGTGGTATGGTATATATTATAAAAGTTAAGACACATCCTGACGGAACTTATGTTGTAAAAATTGGTGAAAGTAGAATCGGGATTCAAGAAAGATATAACGATTGCAAGTTAAAACACGGAAACGTATTATTATTAGATTGCTTTGCCGTTAACAAAAGCAAGGACTTTGAAACTTTTATACACAAACACGAATATGTAAGAATTAATCAAGTAAATGACTTGCCCGGACATGACGATGAAAGGGAGCTTTTTTTAATTGGTAAAAATCTCTCTTATAAAACATTGTTAAATGTTATTAACAATAACCTAAAATATTTTAACAGCAATGATACAAATAAATTAGAGCTTGAAATTGAAAAATTAAAACTTATGCTTGAAATGAAAAGTACAAATAATGACAACCTATTAATTCAAGAACTGGTTCAAAGTGTAAAACAATTATCAGGTCAAATAAATAATCTCGAAAAAACAAACCAAGAAATGATGGCAAAATTAAATTCTGCGCAAATGAAAACAACCACAGGCTTTAATGAACCATTGGTTACACTTGGACCCAGATTGCAAAAAATTAATCCGGAAACAATGATTATTATTAAGGTATATGAATCCGTTGCCGAATGTTTAAAGGAACACAATTTCAAAATCAAGCGACCAAGCATTGATAAAGCGGTTACAGAAAATACAGTTTATAATGGATTTCGATGGGCTTTTGTAGACAGGAATTTAGATCCAAACGTACTATATAATATTCTTCCCACAAAACAAACCAAGATTCAGAATCTGGGATATATTGCAAAATTGAATACAGAAAAAACCGAAATTCTGAATGTTTATTTGGACAGAAAAACGGCAGCAAGCCTTAATGGTTATGCGTCATCTTCAGCATTAGATACTCCTGTAAAAAACGCATCTCTAACAAACGGACATTATTATCTATTATATGACAAATGCCCTCAAGAATTAATTGATACATTTGAGAAAAAATACGGAGAACCAATTTTATATAAGGATGGAATCGGGCAATACACTAATGAAAATGAGCTCGTAAAGGAATTTATTTGCAAATATGATTGTATCAAACAATTAAAAATGAGCGATAAAACTTTGACAAAAGCACTTGATAATAACATTTTATACAACAGCTTCTTTTTTTCTCGTATTGGCAGCAAAATAAACTGGATTTAGGTGCAACAAAAATTGCTTCTCCCAGCGGAGGAGCGGGTAGAGAACGCAATATAATATAATATACAAACAAATTTATATTATATTATAATAAAAAATTGAAATGCTAATGCTTACCTTATTCAATGCAAATCAAATCACCTTATACAATTTAGAAAATGAACCATTCCGACGAGACTTACACGTTTAGTTTCAAGCTTGTTTATACGACAAACACTAAAAATTATACCTTCAAATCAGATATATCCATAAGAGACTTTATTTGCGAGATTTTACAACAAGCTCCGGCCGATTTTGAGTTGAATTGTGACGAGGGTATTGCGATTGCAGAAACTGGCCAATTTGATAACATTTATAGCCACGACGCCGAACTTGCTCCAGCATTGGAGGAATCGGACTGGACACTGCGCGAGTTTTATGGAAACAGACATAAATCCACATCATTTTATATTAGAAAATTTCGCATGTCGTAATATTATTTTGAATAATCTAATAATATCAAGTTATATTTTCAGTGGACTGTAATTAACGCCTTGTTTTTGTGCGCCTTGTTCTTATTCGTGTTTTTTGTTTGCGCCGAACCATTCTGCGCCGAGTGCTTGACCGTTTGGCGCGCTTCATTGTCCTCTTTTTACCCTTTTTAGACCTGGCCACTTGTTTGCCGCCCATGGGAAGAGCCGCGCCTTTACCTTTTACAACAGCCCCCAATATAAAATTATCGGTTGAAGCAAGTAATTTCTGAAACTCGGGCGAAGCAACTACATCTTTAATGCTTGGTTTACCCTTTTGTTCGTATTCCAGCGGCTTTAGCGCAGCATTGACAATTGGTTCAGCGCCGCCAAGACTTATGGCTTGAAAGTCGGCCCTGCCAAGGAGCTCCTCTGGTGGGCCGGGAGCTCCCGTCTCTATAAAGCAGGTATTATTTATTATGTCGTGCCCCAAAGGCACAAGATAGTCCATTGTAAGCCCCAATGGAAGAGGGCCGCTCACGGTGGCACCGAGATCCTGCGGAAAACCCTCAACATTATACCAAATTCTTATAAACGATCTCTGGGTATCGCGCGTAGCTCGCCGTATCTCATCTACTTGATCTTCTCTAACACCCAAATCGTCGGACAGCTCTGGACCAGCATAATTTGCGGCGTCTCTCCTCATTCTTAGCCTAAACTGACCGACGTCTTCGTTTTGTGGCCGAATTTGCTGGAGCGTTTCCGTTACGGCGCCGGGGGGCGCAATATTAACGCGTTGGTCCGGCGTTGCATGTAAAACCGCAGTATTATCTATCCCAATAGTTGTCCCGTGTCTAACCGCGGGGGTTACTGCAGATCTGTCGTCAAGCGCCTCCGCGGTAACAGTTGTCGGTCCTTTTATGATAATGTTGGGATCCTCAATTATATACGCTAACGTAAAAAACCTGGTGGGAAAGGCGGCTGTTGCATCCTTGTGAAACACATGCGCCGCGCCGCTGTTTCTACTTTCATATAAATCAATCGAAATTGTTATTGAAAATTGCGCAGTAGCCTGCATATTTACTTGGATGAACAATTCCAAAAAGGCCTTATATACGAGGGCTCTCACAAGATCGCTAAACCCTGCTACGTGAGTGCCCGCGTGTAAAAACTGGGCAGTAGTTAGTGTAGGTTTACCTGGGCCAATTGATGCTGCCACATTTGGAATGCTATCTGTGTCATATACATGCGCATTCATAGTTCCATTACCATCGTAGCTTAATCTAAAATACCCGAGTCCGAGTAGTCCGGCACCTGGTTCTGCAGAATAAGTATTCAGTGTTGGGTATAAGCCTAAGGTTAAACCAGTAATTGTGTCCATTAGATCCGGTGGAGTTTGGTACCGTAATAAATAAATGTGCGCAACCCCATTTGCAGTATAACGCGTACACAACCCGCGCATGTCAAGTGGATTAGTTGGAAATTGGGCGGCCATGCTTAATATATAGTATATAAATATTATTCATAAATAAAAATGCTCTCCAAATAAGTATTACTTATTAACACACGCAGGAGACATATTTACACAATAAACGGGCAAAAAAGATATGCGAGGGTTCGCACATCAATATGGTTGTCTTTCTCTAAAGAATGCCTCAAGGGTCTACCCACGCAAATTTTTACTCCTCCTCCCTACTATACGGCGCAAACTCGTCCTCGTCGTCAGAGTCCTGGTTAATGTTCCCATCATCTTCTACATCATCTTCAATTTCTACATATTTGTTATCGCGCCAAATAACCTTGTGCGTATTAAACAACCGATTCATATTTATAATTTCCGGCTTCTCGGTTTCCGCAGTAAACAGCTTCATAATCTGTTCGTCATCGCGAAACCGCACTGTATAAGTTTGCTGTATATTGTTTCTCCCAATTCGCCCCATCGCCTGAATAATCTTCTCCTGTGTAAGATTCAGGTCCTTACTCAAAAACCCGTGACAGAACTGATAATTGGTGCCATAAATATAATCGCTTGATGCAATAATCATGTAGAGCTTTTGCTCATCCGCGAGCCGTTTCATAATCTCTGTATACGTAATATTGTCGTGATTAATAAACACACCAATCCCCATTAATAAGAGAATTTTCCACGCATTGTCTACACCGTTGAGCGCCATGATATCGCACACAGTTTGTTCGTCAATATTACTCGTAAACGCACCAGTAGAGTCAATCCCGGCCGCCCATTTATCAAGATGCGTTTTTCTATTTGGAATAAAGGTGTCATTCAAGCTTGCAGACCGAATCATTGACCTATAGGCATTAATCTGTTCAGTCAATTTTGAGAGGACACCCTTATTTTCATACTCTGCCGGAATATCCTTACTGAGCTTCTTGGGGTCCTTGTTTGATTTGCTTCTACCAGTTACCTTGTGTCCACCACCAAACCCGGAAACCTCATTCTTGACGCGCTTATCGGCATTTTCCTTGATAGTTTCTACTTCGGATTCTAATGCATGTAGTTTTTCATTGATAACATTATTGTAGTCAATCTTCTTCATGATATCATCTAAAACGAGAGCAGGAATATTTGCCTGTTGCACGCAAAACTTGGCAATTTTCTCAACATCATTAGAGATGAAGATGGTGGGGCCATCTGTTAAGCTATACGCGTCCTTTGTGGTAACATATACACCCGAAGTACCCGCTGCCTGAGGCGCTATGACAGGCTTGGCCCGCGGTATTTGTTCACTTGCCAATCGCGTAATTGGCTCCCCTCCTCGAGCCCCGATTGCGGAACCCGGAGTTGGTCCAAAACTGTGCGCCTTTGCAATCTTGTTCCCCTTTGCATCTATGCCGGTATTTTCCAAAATACGCGGACACCTGGTCTCCTTGAAATGAGCATATATTTGCGGCCACTTATCAGGCGTAATATTCTGTAGAAGAGTAATGTAGTACATCTTCACGTTTTTCATGTTTATATCATCCAGCGTCTCAAAATGTCGCTCTAACCGAGTCTTTGAGTTACCAAACCCATTGGCGTTAACATATGTAATAAATTCTACCACCCCCTTCAAATCAAAGTAGCGAAGCAGCGTCATATATTCGCCGCAATGTTGCGCCACCTTCATAATTTTGTCATACTCCTCGTGCAAATAATGCGGCAGCATAACAAGGCCATCTTTGTTGATTATAGGAATAGATTTTTTGCAGTCATGACTAACAATGTTGCAGATCTCAGCCCCGCGAAATTTACTCAGGAAATCAGGCAGTGTTTCAGTCAGGTCGCATTGTTTTGGCAAAGTTGCCGACGATAACACCACGTTAGGAATACAATTTTTCTTCCAGTTTTTACGAATGGTCGCATGAAACTCGTGCTCTTCATAGTCAAGCGTAATAGTGGGTTCATCCCAATACATGATAATGTCGTTGGCTTTGAAGAACGCAAGCATATAATACATTGCAGGCAGGTAAGATTTAATGTCGCAAATCATAATCTCTACCTCACTGCCAACACTATTGTCAACCTTTCCGATACCACCAGTACGTCTGTTTATCGTGTACTCCTTCGCTGCGAAATAATGCAAACGAATATCATCTGCGCTGGCGCATCCAAACGCAAATGCAACCTTTTTATTGACGGAAATGGCCGCTCTCGCCAACGCTAATCCCACATGTCTTGCAGCACAAACGAATATAATCCTCTTCTGCTCAGACAGCGCAATAGGTGTCAGAGTCTTGCCTGTTCCGGTGGGCGCCATGTATAGTACCAACTTGGGGCTCGGATTCTTGCACACTGTAAATATTTCCTTCTGGTGTTCATACAACAACAAATCGTTATATTTTAATAGACTCTCATTTTTCTCAATAAATTCAACACCATTCTCAATGAGGGTCAACAGAGAGGTATCGCGTTCTAATACGATTAACACGCGACTCGCAAGCTCATTAATGTGGCGATTCACGCGGGCAATACTGTTTCTCATCAATTTGTACAGCGTGAAATAGTGAAAGTGGAATAATTTTATCTTGTTTTCCTTTTTGTTGAAAATGATATTTTCTATATGACTTAACAGCACATATTCGTATAAGTCGTTCTGTTTCAACGAATTTTCGTCATACCTTTCTAACCGAATCCTTTGTCCCGAATTTAATTTAACATCTGTATCGCTTTTCATTGGCTTGTATTCCTTGAATATTTTCTTCAACTCGGCCTCAATTTTGTCACCGCGCTCGCGCAAATAATTATTATACAGATAGTCCTCCATCTTTTCTGAATATTCTAGCTTTAAGAACGTAAAGATAGAATTCTTATTGTTTACCCTAATATTTACATTATGATAACCACCAACGATTAGTTTTAAAATTTCTATTTCTTGCGGCGAAACTGGAACCTCAATTGATTCCCATTCTGACTTGTTGAGTTTGCGTTGTTTCAAATCCATTTGTGATGCGATTACTGTAATTTATGCAGATAGCTTTAAGTTTATTTTAATTTCAATTTTTTTTAAAATTGAGTTGAAAGAATATAAATAAAATGGAAGTATTATGTATAATTGCCGGGATGTCTAACAACACATACACGATTGTTTCTATTGAAGGGAATATTGGCTCTGGGAAGTCAACGCTGTTGGCAAAGTTGCGCGAGACATATGCTAACGATGCAAATATTGTATTCTTGAAGGAACCGGTCGACGAATGGGAGAAAATTACAGACGAAAACGGTGTGACAATTTTAGAAAAGTTTTATGCGGACCAGGAGAAATATTCGTTTGCCTTCCAAATGATGGCATATGTTTCCAGACTAAAGGTCTTGCGGGATGCGCTTAAAAATATTAGTGACTCGCAACAGGCCCAAAAGAGAACCATTTTGATAACAGAAAGAAGCTTGTATACGGACAAGTTGGTATTTGCAAAGATGCTTTACGATAGCGGCAAAATTGAACATGTAAATTACCAGATATATTTGAACTGGTTTGATACGTTTTCCGGCGAATTTCCGGTCCACAAGGTAATTTATGTAAAGACCGCACCTGAAAATTGCTATGCGCGAATTGGCAAGCGATCCAGAGACGGCGAGGGGAATATTCCGTTGGATTACCTGGACAAGTGCTCGCAATACCACGATAACATGTTGGACCTATCCGCAAAGGAATGCGTTTGCGGCAATCAAATAATATTGGACGGCAATATTGATATTTACGAGAATAAAGCGCAATTGGACGACTGGGTTTATGATATAAGCGCGTTTATTGGTGCCCAAAGTGTACCTGATATGTAATGAATTAATCATGAAACAAAAATGAAAAATAAAACTAAAAACACAACCAACAACTGGTTATGTTTTTTATTCGAGTAAAATGTTATTTTGCATATTATTATATCAACCACACCTGACGCGCGCGATTTTATAAATAATATGTATAACAATATAAATAAATTATGCATAACAGTGTATAATGATTAGTTTGGGATTAGCAAACTATTATGTCAATAATAAACACGAATTTATGGGTGAAGCTGGACACGAAAAATTATTAGTTGGACTAAAAAGATATATTACAAAAATTAACGATGATAATAATAAAATAGTTGGTATTGATGTTGGTTGTTGCATTGGCGATTATATACCACATTTAAATGACATTTGTATGGAACAAAATAAAAGAATATTATGTTTTGAACCCAATCCGGTAAATATTTTAGCATTAGAACCAAAAATAAACCAGGATAAAAACTTGAAATTGTTTAAGCATTGTATCTCAAATGAAACCACAACAACATCATTCTACAATTGGAAAGACAGTCATTATAATAGTGCAGGAAATGGAATAGCTGGACTAAGAAGCGGGGGCGCCAAAATATGCGACGTTGATGTAAAGAAATTAGATGACGTTTTAGATAATGAATTTATTAACGAAGACGTTATAATTAAATTTATAAAAATTGATACAGAAGGGAATGACAGCAATGTAATTAAGGGGTTTGAAAAATATTTACCAAAAACAAAATATATTATATTTGAATGTAGTGATTGTTTAGATGACATTAGAGGGCCAGGAATTAAAAATCCTATGAAGGATATTGTAGATTTTTTATCAAAAAATGGATTTGACACTTATAGAATAGGAACAAAGAAGTTATTTAAGGTAAACGATGAATATTGGCATCAAATTTACGACGATTTAAAATTTTGGTCAAATTGTTTTTCATTAAAGAAAGATGATAATTTGATACACAGTTTAATAAATGAAAATTTTGATTACACATATTAATTATTTTATATAAAACGATTTTGCGGCGGCAAATAATATATAATCAATAACATATTGTAAAAATATATAATAAATAGTAAACGCTATATTTATTATATGTCGTCCGTAATCAAGGATCAACCAGTACTCCTATGTCCGCATTGCAATGAATTTATTATAATTTCACAATTAAATTGTGGCATATTTCGCCACGGCGTCTTCAAAAATAGTGGCAAACAAGTGCACCCCCACGCTTCAAAGGAGGAGTGCGACGAGTACGCAAATCAAGGCCTAATATACGGCTGCGGCAAACCATTTCGCATTATACTAATTAATAATAATTATGAGATAGAATGCTGCGATTACGTTTAGTATTAGCGCGTGTATATATCCAGCACAACCGGGAAATGATCCGAATCATATGTACCGCAGTATTCTTTGTATTCATGATAAATAAAAGTATCGCCAATATTTTTCCTTATCGCATCCGTAACCAAAATGTGGTCTATCATTGAGTAGTCGTTATTTGACGATGTGCCGCAGTTATTGTCCGAATCCCACCAATCGCTGTATCTGCTGCTTTGCGGAATGGTTTCGGCAATACTGTAAAGCTCATATTTGCCTGCGTGGTCGCCCTTATATCCCTTCAAAATGTCCAACACCATTGATGTGGGCTTATCACTATTCAAATCGGGCACCTCTGCATCAAAATCATTAAAGTCGCCAAGCACAATTATTTCGTAGTCATTCTGAATATAATCAGCGATGACAGTCTGTAGAACTGATGCCTGCGCCTCCCGCTGCGCACATCTGGATGCCTCTGTCGGAATAGCCACAAGATGGGCCGCAATGAAGGCAATGTTCATTCCACCAAACTCAAATTCCGTAATATAATGTTTGCTAACGCCCGATGAACTTGGCGGGCCTGTATAGCCGCACTTTGACCCCGGAATGGGATAATTATACCTGTCCTCTGTTCTGTATAGGCTTTTTGACGGGTCAACGCGTGTCAACATACCAACATTTTGGCCCGTACTGCTATCAGTGCCTTTTTTTAAGTAGGGCATATAGGATGGACCGAGTTGAGCCTTTAACATGTTGAGCTCGTCACATCCCTCTATTTCACAAAAATTAATAATATCCGGATTCAGCGCCTGGACTCTTTTTACAACAGTATTCATGTGGGTTTGCGCCGCTGTCTGATTCTTCCAAGTGCACCCATCTCCAGGACAGTTCATTTCACTGTAGTAGTCAATAAAAAGCCACTCCACATTGTACTGAACAATGCGTAGTTTGGTCTTATCGCTGCGTCTATCCGACATAGTGGTCACCGCAGGACATTCAGTGTCAGCAAATGTGACGGTTGAAAATAATGCAAGCAATAAAAGCAGGGGGAGCATTCTCTTTATATTAGTCTACATAAAATATATTTAATACGTTTCTTGTATCTTCTTGTATGTTGTTTTATTTTAAATAAAAATGAGCCGAAATTAACCGGCATTCATCAATAATAATAATTGACAATGCTGCCCCACATTAAATGCGCAATTCAGGACGACCCTCCTAAAATCAAGTCCAAAGTTGCGTTTAGAATGAACTTTGATGGATGTAGTAAGGGAAATCCTGGATTATGCGGAGCCGGCGCAGCCATCTATCACGACAATGACGAGTTGTGGGGAGGTGGGCTATTTGTGGGGGTAAATGCAACAAACAATCGCGCCGAGTATTCTGGGCTTATATTGGGACTGCAAAAAGCTTTGGAGATGAATATAAAGGAACTTCATGTTCAAGGCGATAGTCAACTCGTTATTAATCAAATGACGGGAAAATACAAATGTGGTTCTCCAAACCTACTTGATCTATATGACACAGCAAAGGCATTGGAAAAGGGGTTTGTTAAGGTACACTACGAGCACATATTGAGAAATTTTAATAAGCGGGCAGACGAGCTCTCTAATATTGCGGTAAAGGATTACACGCCAAATGGCACCGCTTAATACTCTAATGTCCTAATACTCTAATAATTGTATGTTTAATGTTTGACGGGGCTTGTACTTTAAAATGTCCAGCTCCTTTTTTGTTGTCGGGAACTCGGTTGCCCCATATATATCCTGCAACATGAGCCATTCAAACAGTCCGCCAGTGTAAATATACACATTATAAAATCCAAGCGAAACAAGCTGCTTATATTTATCATATACAGTTTCGTCGTTACAATTCCGACCATAAATAATTATTTTTACACCCTTATTATTTGTCCGGATGAACGTATTAATAAGTTCGGACTCTTTATGAATGTTAACTGTATTTGGGAGCAGACACCCTTGTTCAGACTCTGTTAAGGTATTGATTAATTTATTTGCTTCTGCATTTTTTATTACATATTGAATATCTTCATAATTGATTTTTTGGATTGATTGAGAATTTCCCATACTATATCAGTTACTTAATTTTTAAATATTATACCCCGCATATATTTAAAAATAATTATGGAAAATGTCATGCCTGTCTAAACAATAGTTTATCAATCGTTGTTCTCACGCAAAATATCCGATGTAATACGATCCCTGCTGCAAACAATGTCAATAAAATAATGGAAAAACGATAGCCGGGCGCAAACAAATGAATAATATAGGCCCCAATTATGGTTAGTAAAACGTCTACAATGGCTATATTGAATATCCGAATGGAATGCACGCCCTCCCCAACTTTACCAAGCATATTCTTGTATTCACACAACATATATTACACATATAATATTTTTTCAAAATTATATATGTTTGTACATCAACTTTGTTATTACACATTTTCACATTTACTACGAAGTGAAACGCAGATTAATTCACAATATTTAACATATTTTAGATTTTATAGTTTAATTAGAAAACATTTTAAAGTTATATTTTCCTTTGCACTACATAACGGGAAACGTCTGTCGGGGGTTTTTCGTAATTCTTTTTTTAACATTTGTTTAGTCGTTCTTTTTTCATATGTTTCTGCTTCTAAATCATAAATATTTATAAATACTTTTGTTTTCAATAATTTTAGTGCTTTTGTTTTTGATGATTGAGGGTCTTCTCCAAATTGAATTAATCGCTCGTTTAACCATAATAAATTGTTTAATTTTTTTTCCATATTATTACCAATTTTTTCCCTTTCATCAATTATATTTTCTATTAACCTTTGAATTTTTTCATCGTTTATAATTTCAATAATTTTATCATATTTTTCATTATTTATTAAACTAAAAATTTTGTTAAAATTAATATTTTTATTTTTTAATTTAATTTTTACATCACATATAAGACCTTCATAAACAGATGTCATTTATAATATAAATATAATTTTGTCTTTATATTATAATCGGCGTTTCACTTCGTAGTAAATGTGAAAAGGTGTAAAATTGTTATTAATTTTTTGCAAAAGACTTGTCATGATTAATGAAACTGAACAACAATCTCAACCTCCTCCTTTTTAATGCTTTTTGTGGCCGAAATGGACAACTCCTCTCTCTTCTTGCGGGTTTTGGCATTTTCGGTTATGCTGTCCTTTCTTTTTGATGTGCTATTACGGCTATTCATGTCCTTCTCTATGGTATCATAATTTTCTTCAATATACTCAATTACCTTATTTTCAATGGCCCACTTGAAGAAATTCAGCTGCCCAATAGTAGTTTCTATGCACGTACCATTTTTATATGGGACACTTATTCTATCCCAACGACAAAAGGGGTCAAAACGCTTCTTAGAATAAGCCTTCAACTTGAGTTTGTAATCAAAGTAAACCTTGAATCGGATCATGTGACCATTTGAGTCTTCGGTTGTATACAATGTGTAATATTTCTTGGCATAGTTGGTAGCAAACCAATCCACAATGCGCAGAGAGATTTTTGACTCGCCGGTAATAATCTTTAGCATTCTACTAAGGCGATTATCCGTTTTGTAGAACTCCAAAAGGTTATTTAGTAATAATTCATTTTGCGTAGTATAATTTGCAACCGCACTCATTATGTAAAATGTTTGAATTTTATTTAAGTCGTTTGTTAAAAATACTATTTATTTTGCAAAAATAAAAACTAATACTATTATATAAAATGCAGGACCTTATGGCTACGTTTTTTGGACCTTTGAGCAAGCAATCGTGTGTTTACTTCCTCATATTGTCTATGATTTTCTTCACAGTATTGGTATTTACATTAATCGCAGATTTGTACTTTATTATCAAGAATTACAAGATAATGAACTACAAGTTTGTTCAGGGCGGCACTCTAATCGGATTTAACCTATTTATCGCATATTTTGTTAACCGATTAATGTACACAATGTGTGCGAAATCTCTCATCTAATGATGATTTAAGAGTTTTTTGCGGTCGCACGGTTCTCTCCCTGCGTCGTATTAACCGGTTTCAAGAACTGGTCTCGTATGGAGATGTCATTGACGTAACTACTTTCCCCTAAAAATGG